CCAGCATCTAAGAGGGTAGGGCACAATCTCACCGAGGATCAGCTTATTGCTATTAAAACCTATTTAGAATTAGGTTATACAGGGGCTCAAGTCGGTAGATTAACAGGCGTCCCCGCAGACTCTATATATAAAATGATAAAAGGTGAGTGGGGACACTTAGCAAAAGTACCTACAAATAATGAACTTAAAAAATATTGGAATGAACGTCGTAAGAGTTTTATAGACTCCGCATATGATAAAGTTGAAATGATGATGGATGCTATCACGGCAGAAAAGATAACTCCAAATGCTTTAACTGATTTAGTAAAGTCTATTGATATGCTTATGGGTAGAGCTATGCAATCTGTAGGAACGACTAGCTCTACACATGAAGTCGAAGAAGAACTTAGTATTGTTAAAAACATGGACGACGCAGGCCTGGATAAGTTTATTGGCAACGCCGTAAAAACGTTAGGAGAAGACAGTGGAATCACGCTGCGACGTAAAGTGCGACGTACAATCAAAACCGTCGATGAGCATGGCTCGGAGCGAGCCGCGCAGCTCCCCAGAACCTCGAGTCAAGACTCCCAGAACCTCGATCTCGACATTGGAGAAGCCGACATTGGAGAAGCCGGGGGAGCCGGGAGAGCCGTTAATGCCGGAGTTAATGGAAGCACTAGAGTCGTTGATACAGAAGCCGTCAGAGCCAGAGCCGGAGCCGTCGATGCCGGAGTCGTCGATGCCGAGTTTAGTAACGCCACAGCTGCCAACGCCATCACCAGTGTTATCGAAGCCTACGACGAAGAAAGTGCTGCAGGAGTCGCAAACGAAGCCTCAAACGAAGTCGCAAACGAAGCCTCAAACGGAGTCGCAAACGAAGATGTCACAGATGCCCCCATTGGTGACAACTTCATTGACCCCAGAGAAAAATTTAGACAAGCCGTCGACAAACAAGCGGGAAGACATCCACTCGATGAACCTAAATCCAATGAGGGGGACGACGGACAAGGGCCTGATCCAACACTTGAAGAGTAGTAAACCTGGTGCTCAAAAGCAATTACTGGCAAAAGCTTTAGCGGAGCGTTTAAGACGCCGAGCTCAAAATGATATAAATGCTTTCTGTTTATATATACTAGATTGGGATAATCAGTGGTTCCATAAAGAATGGCATGAAGCAATAGACAAATATGAGTATACGCTTATTATATCCCCTCGAGATCATGGCAAAAGTTCTCAGATATCAGTGGCTAGAGTACTCTTCGAGTTGGGTAGAAATCCAAATTTACGTATTAAGATTGTTTCACAATCTGATGATCGCGCTTCCAATATCCTATCTGAAATTACTGAGCATATGCGCTCAAATAAAAAATTACATGAAATCTTTCCTAATCTCAAGCCTGCACATGGTAAGCCATGGACCTCACATAAAATATATGTACAAAGAGACCTTATATCTAAAGATCCATCTATTGAATCGCTTGGGGTTCTATCAACAGCCACAGGCGCTAGAGCAGACCTTATCATCTTTGACGATGTGGTTGATTTCCGTAATGCTATACAAAATCCAAAATTACGTGAAGTGGTTAAAGAAGCATTTTTCTCTGTCTGGGTTAATCTATTAGAACCTGATGGGAGATTAGTTTATGTCTGTACATTATGGCACCAAGACGATCTTTCACATGCCCTCATGGCTATGGAAGCGTACCATACGGTCTTCTTTTCGATCCCTGAGGGATCATTTGAACCTATTTGGGAAGATAAGTGGCCTGAAGACCAACTCAGAAAAAGATGCGCAGAAGTAGGTACAAGAGAGTTTGATAGGTCATTTAGAAATATCGCATTGTCAGCTGAAGATACTCTTTTTAAGCTTCATTTTATTGAAGGATGTTATCGATCTGTAGAACATGCGCCTAAAGGCTTAAGATACTTCGCAGGAGTGGATTTAGCTGGTGGGAAGAGTAAAAAATCCAAATTTAATGTGATATTTATTTTAGGTGTGGATCGCAAGGGTCTTAAGTGGCGTGAGAAGATTATAAGAGGGAGGTTTACCTCTCCGCAGGTAGCTAAGTTGATTGTAAGCGAGCATGATAAATATAAATTTGATGTTATCATGGTAGAAAATAATGCATATCAAATAGCTTTGTTAGAATGGTTAACAGAGATGAATTATAGAGATTTACCGGTTAAGGGGTTCACTACAGGCAAAAACAAGTTAGATTTACAGATAGGCTTACCTTCACTAGCTGTAGAGTTTGAGAACAAAAGCTGGGCCATACCGCGAGCGAAGCGTCATGCACCTACCTGCAATTGTCATGACTGTCAATGGATAAGAGAATTGACTAATTACCCGATTGGGCGAACTACTGATATTATAATGGCCCAATGGTTAGCTCGCGAAGGGGCCCGAATGGGTTATAAAGGTGGGAGTGTTGACCGGTGGTAAAATGTCCCAAATGCGGAAGGGTAGATGGAAGTATCCTTGTAACAGATTTAGTGCCAGCAGAACTTACAATGAGTATGTCTACGGGTGAGATAAGTACTATTGCCTTAATTAAAGTCGGCGCAGGTGTTAATATAAAAAATTTTTCTAAAGCTGAATGTATGGATTGTGCTTTTAAAGGTGTATTATCAGATTTTGAATTAGGAGGACCAGATGGATGCTTATGAACAACGTATGCAAACGATACGGACTAAAACCGCTGCGAATTTAGTGGCTAGGTATCAAAACGCGCCCAGTGCTCAGGCGAAAGAGCAGATATTTAAAGAGTTGGTCAACATTTCGATTACTGATGCTAGTAGTTACACCCTACTGCTACTAGCCACATCCTAAGGAGTGGAGTTATGCCCGTATTTATTGAATCTGAAGGCTTACGCACATTGATTGATATTACTGGTGTGAAACTTATCTGGTTAAAATTAATACTGATTCTATTCCTATTGTTAACGGGTGGTGCTCCTCTTGGTAGTTACTATGGTGGCATGCATGCAGTGTCCAACGCTGTGTATACTAAAGTTGCGAAGATCTGCGTAGAAACTGATTCTTTAAAAGTAGCGCTTGTGTTGGAAGAAGAGCAGGTATCGGATGTAAAGAAAGCTTTATATATTATTGCCGACCAGAATATGTTGATAGCTAATAAGTTAGGGATTGAAGGCTTTCCAAATATGCGCCTTATTTTAAATGGCGGATGAAATTATCTTGGCGCGGTGTGGGATAGAGGCGTAGGTATTGGACCGACTTGCGCCTCTATACTTATTTATTTTTATAGTGGGTTTTTCTCTATTTATTACGTATTTTACAATTGTCTTTAAAAGGAATTGAAGTCATGCCCGAAGCCTCTGAAATTACATCACGTAAACGCATACCTCGAACCTCTAATGTGGGAGGTAAGGGCCAAGTTCCTGTTATAGAAACTTGGGGCACAAATGTAGATTATCGTACAGATGATTATACACAATCTACAGAAACTTTAAGACAGTGTTACAAAAGGACAGCTGCCGTGCGCTGGTCTGTAGACACTGTTGCCAGAGAGCTTTCTACAATGCCATGGACAATCGCTCCTAATTATGTAGGAGCTATAAAGCCTCGTACAGTCAAACATACCCTTGAATTAGTCCATTTCTTTAATGATCCCAATGTTAATGCTGAAAGCTTTGCCGATCTACTGTCGCAGGTTGTTACTGATATACTTGTGTTAGATCGGGGAGTAATAGAAAAAGTGTCTGATATAGCTGGAGACTTGTCAGAACTTTGGGCTCGAGATGGAGCTACTTTTCATCCTAGAAGGGATATGCATGGCGTTATTACTAGTTATGTGCAAAAGCTGGGTACTAAGAAGTCTATTCCTTTTGATCCCGATGAGATAGTATTTTTTAAGATGATACCTACTTCATATTCAAAATATGGTATGCCTATCATTGAATCTATTATTAATGAAATTGGTGCTGTCTTGTTTTCAATTGATTGGGTCGCTAAGTCTTTTACAGAGGATGAAATTCCTCCTGGAATCTTATCTCTGGGTGAGATAGGTGAAGTAGCTTATGAAAGAGCTAAAAGCGAGTTTCAAGAGAAAAAAGGTATCTATGGTAAAGGGAATATACGTGTTATTGATAATGTAAAAGATGTTAAATGGACAGAGCTTAAAAATTCTAATTCAGAGATGCAGTTATTGGAACTTTCAGAGAGATTAGATCGTACAATTTATCGCAATTTTGGTATTGAATATGAATTAATCAGTTCAGAAGCTACTGGGTTCTCTTTAGCCGATAAAGTTAAGAAGATACGCTTATTGAAGCCTTTAGCACGCAAGATAGCTTGGAAGATTAATAATGAAATTTTACCTTCTTTTGGATATGATGATGTAAGATTTCAATTTGTAATTCGAGACACTGAGGGAGATGCTACACGAGCTTCGGCATCTAAAACTTATCTGATTACTGGGCAACGTTCTATAAATGAGGAACGTGAGCAAGATGGTTACTTACCCATCCCTGGAGGCGACAGGCGCTTTATTATGGTAGGTAAACGTCTTATATTTTTAGATGATATGGCTAACATGAATTCTGAGGCTATTGAACAAACTAAGGGTGGGGCTAAAGAGGGTACCACTGAACAAAAAACTGAACAGCAACAAAGTGGTAATGAAGATCGTAGTAAGCGACAAGAACAGCCTACAGAGAGTACTAAGGAGTAATTATGGCTACGCAAGAAAAAATCCCTGAAGAGGCTTTACGAAATCGTACACCAGGAGCTTTTCAAGGTGCACATGTTTTTCGTTTAGATCCAAAAGCTGATATATCCAAGATGGATGATCAGGATCTTTTATTTTCTCATTCGATGTGCCATGCATTCTTTGCCAATATGTCTAGAGCTATTAAAGTAAAGAATTGGACTAAAGAGGCTTTATTGGCTCATCACACGACAATTATTAAAGAAATGGCCAAACGCAAAATGTTAATTAGTGTTACTGCTGATGAGATGGGTGAATCTGTAAAAGCGCTTGTGGCGAAGAGCTTAGGTCAAGAAGACGTCGGAGAGACTTTGGTACAACCTAAGATTCAAGGTGCCAAGAAGAAACCTTTAAAGGCTCCTACTATCAAGAAAGTATTCTCCGATCCTGAACAGCCTCTTCCTGTAGATCCTGATGAAGTGATGGCTAAGGCCTTGGAATTCTTTTCCCTGTACCAAGCGCAGTCTGTATTGAAAGTTTTACACATCGCAGAGCATTCAGGAATTTTAACTGAGATAGAGGCACACGATGCACAAGAAGAAGAAGATGCTACTGATCCTGGGGGGTCTGCGGATAGGTGACACTTTTCATATCATTCCCTTTTTAAGACAAGCTTGTAAAGAATATCATGTTCATTGGATTCACGGTCAGTACGCAACCCCTGCAGTAGAGTTTATACGTGACCACATTGTTGGTATGGATATATCTAATGAAGCTCGCCCCGAATTAAAATCTTCGATACCTGTAGGATATCCCGACGTGAAGGAATTTGTAATGCGCAATATGCAAGGCATAGATATATCTGAATACGATGTAGCTCTTCCACCAAATTCTAAGTCTATCCATGTAAATCAATGGACCCCAGAGCTTGCATGCCCTAAGATGACTGATACTCAGTTCAATATTGGCCAAGTAAATTTCGATCATAAAAAGGATTCCATAGTAACCGTAAGGGATTTTCCTTCTCTTAAAGATCATATAGTAGTACAACCCACCACAGTATCCTCATGGAAATGCAGTAACGAGCTTTATTCGTTAAACTCTGATTTATTCGAAGGCCGTACTGTGTACAATGTCGGCGCAGTATCTGAAAGACCTATTACAGGCCCTAAAGTGATTATTAAGAATGGTGCGACTTTTGCTGAGGTAGCTCAGTTAATGTTATCCGCAAGATTCACTATTGCTTTACATAGCGCTATAGCTTGTTTAGCTTATCATTTAGGTATACCTTTTATATGCGTATCTTTTGGAGTAGGCTTTCTTCCTTTTCATAAAGATAGACCTAACGTGGTGCAGATTACTAAACCTACGTTGCCTGAGTTACAAAAATGTATACGTGATTTTATACAAAGACCCTATATGCGCATTGAAGAGGGTACATTATGAACAGTATAGCCGTAGTAGTACCCACCATACGTGAAGAATGTATTATCAAGTTTTTGCAAGAGTGGAGAACTCATTTTATTCGTAACAATTGCCATGTATATGTAATTGAAGATAATGCGAGCTG